ACATCGAGCAGCGCCTGGTTGTAAGCCGCGGTGGCTAAAGTTATCGACTGCTCCAGCAACATCTTCTTTTCGACTCGGTAGCGACTGGCGGCCAGGGTCGTCAATGCCAGCGTTAGACCTCGTTGATCGAGGCGCTTTTCAAACATTGGGGAATCGAGAGCTATTGAAGTGGCGCCGATAATACCCAGCAGGTAGGTCTTGTGGCGCTCGGCCGCGTTAGCAGCCAGCCCATCGATCGAGTTTCTATCCACGCCCTACCCTGCGCGACCAGTTAATGTAGCCACTGAGGTGTGCGATCGTTGTAACGTCGACCGGTAGCTCAAGTGGCTTGCCTGGTCGAAACATGTTCGAGGTTTCACCAACGGTCTCTGACATCAGACCGATCCGGCGCTTGTCGTGAATTTGATCACCGCCCAGGATGATGTCTGCCTCACACACTTGCGCTTTACTCAGCGCGGCTCGAAAGTACTCGTCCAGATCATTCAGCTCCGCTTCGGTCAACTCTTTCAAGCTGCCGGGCTGACCATAGCTTATTTTGGATTGGTCTTCGGCGTAGTTCGATCTGTATGTCAGGTGGCACAGTCGATCATAGGCGGCGATCAGTGCGGATTTTTTATCGCGATCAGTAGCCGCGGCCCAGCCTGGCAGGTTTGACATATCCATTGAGACCAGGAGCGCTTCGTTGAAGGTCTGAAAGGAGTTGTCACCGATGACGACCGTTGCATCAAGCTCGATGGCGTAGCGCAGGGTTGATCTAACTATGCCCGCCGGTGTGGTCAGACTCATTTCAATGGTTCGAAGTGCCCGGCGCTCACTCAGACCCAAAGTGTTCACCAGACTCGACACCGTGATGGACTCGCTTGATTGTCCGGGAACTAAGGTAATCGAGGTGGTCGCGACGACCTCTGCGTTGTCCGCCGACAGCACTCGATAGCTGGCGACACTCGGTGCCACGGCGCATCCGCTCTCGTCAACGAACGGCATCTCAACAACAACGACAGAGGCGTCACGATAGACGTTCATTTTGCTTCGTGCGCCAGAATGCTTGTAACCAGGCTGGAGATGCTGTTGGACTTGATTCCGAGGGGTTCAGCGACTTCACGCAGACCGACGATACCTTTCTCATCAGCGATGGCTTCCAACTCTGCTTGCGTCCACTCGGGAGGTGACAGGTCGCTCAGTGATGGTTCGAGATCAGGTGCGGTGGCGCCTTCTTCCACTTCCAAAGGTGCGTCGATTTCATCACCGGTAGCCAGGGGCGCTACGACTTCCGCCTGTGAATTGGCGTGAGCGACGAGAATGCCGGCAGGGCTGGGGTTTGAACCATCTTCAAACTCGGCGCGGATCGTGGCGCACAGTCGAGCAGCTTCGCCGGGGCTTACGGCGTGAACGGACAACCCATCGACAAAATCGATGTTGCCCATGGAGCCGGTTAGGTTGCTAAAGCCGGCTTGTTTAATTCGTAGGTGTTGACTCATTAATTAATTCCTCACAATGAAAAACGGACGACCGTTAAGGGCCGTCCGTTTAGTATAAGTCACTGGTGACTTACGATGCAACCTAAATGTTGGATACGCCTTGGAGACGAGCCAGTGATTTGGTTGACTTCAGTGCTGTACCGCAATACCACTTCAGACGAGTCCGGCTTGAGTCCTTGTTCTGGACAGTTCCGATGTCTTCTACGACGATACCAGCAGTGTTACCGCCGAAAATACCGTGGAGGCCATCAGACTCATTCAAACGCATCGCGTAAATGGAACACGCAGCAGTTTCGGAACCCTGAGTTTCATCACCCGGCAGGTAGTCGTTGATGATGATCGGCACACCGTTGTGACCCGGAAGAGCGCGACCGAAGTTCTCGATCATGATGCTTTCGGGAGTAGTGCCACCCATTGCGCGCAACAGAGCGCGATACGCTCGCATCGTACCAGAACGCATCATGATAACGTCTGCGCCGTTAGGCACTGCGTCACACAGTTCGTCCAGCATGGTCAACGACATTGCTGCACCGTTGGCGCCTGCTGTCAGAGTTTGCGGGCCAGTTACCAGAGTTACAACACCATCAAATTCCTTCGCGTTCGAACCAGAGTCACCAATGGCAAGAGTACGACGAAACTTTCGGGCCAGACCTTTTGCCTTTTGAGCGATCTGGATGGCCTTCTGGCTGTTGGTGTCGTCCATGGTGTCTTCCAGGAACTTGTCAACATCTACGTCGCCTGCCAGGACTCGCAACTTCGCGGTAATCTCGGCAAAGGTCGCAGCGCCTTCAGGTACGGTGTCGCTGACCGGATCAAGGAAAGACGCTTCCGAGATTGTCGCTTCACGATTGTAGACGTAGGCTTTGCCTTTGACGCCCATGAACGGGAACAACGCAAACAGCTCGTCCTTCTCGATGATCTCTTCGATTACACCCGAGACCAGCTCGTTGTTCGAGAGTTTTTCTGCTTCAACACGTAAAAGTGCCATTTCTGTTATGCTCCTAAATTAGTTTCTGTCGAATTAAAATAAGTCAGTAGTGACTGATTATACTAGATATGGCACAGCTATTCCATTAGTTTTTGTTGAGTGCGGCTGCAATTCGATCCGCGCCCTTCAATTGCACTGGTTTAACCGTAACCTTACCGTTGTCGGTCTTAGAATCTGCCCCAGACTTAACCTTTGATTTGACCAAATGATCACGGTCAGGATCGGCGTCCACCATCTTCGCGATGGCCAACTCAAACGGCAATGGAGACCCACTTGCGTCAACCAATTGTACACGACCTGCTGCGCCCTTCGGCTTGTCGTATGCGACGATGCCGTCACCTTCCACATCAAAGTTTTGCCCGTAGATAATCCGCGCTTTTCCGGGTGTCAGTGTCAGCGTGTCACCAATATACTTGGAGGCATCGAAGGCGTGACCGACTGTTAATTTGTCGATTGTGCTTGCGTTACCCGCCAGTTGATCCTTGAGGGATACAATTTCATCCTTCAATGTCTTCGTATTGGCGTCCTGCTGCTCCACCATCTGCGCCTTCAACGCGTCCCATGCTCCTTTATCTTCGAGCTTTTTGGTTTCCGCCTCTGACGCATCTTTGAGCAATTGACTTACTTGATCCAGATCGATGCCATCGAATTTCTTCAGCTGCGTCTTCAGATCACTAAGTTCAGTGTCCTGCGCCTTCAGCTTTTCCTTCTTGGCCATCACTTCCTTCAGAAGCTTCGCTTCACTGTCAGATGGTTTGTTGTCACCTTTGTCCTTGTCATCCTTGTCATCGTCTTTGGCAGCGAGAGCAGCAGCAGCTTCATCGGCAGCAGCTTTATCAGCAGCAGCTTTTGCGGCAGCAGCGGCAGTTGCAGCTTCGTCGTCGTCAACACCGTCAGCACCTACACCACGACGCATTGTCGGGTTTTGCTTCCAGTACAGGCTCCACTCGGGAGAGTAAGGATTACTTGGTCGCTTGATTTTCTTCAGCATATCTATTCACCTAATGACCTATCGCTTGGTCGTTGATTTACACATGGCCGGTTACTCGGCCGTTCGGTGCTCTAGCTCCCGTCGGAGTTTGAGCTATCGTCCTTGTCTTCATCTTCGTCAGACAGGTCGGACATATTTCCTAGATCGACCACTGGTGGCCAACTATTCAAATCTGTAATCATTTTTTCCTTCAGTGCCACCTTCAGTCTCGGGAATAGCTTTTCAATAAGCATCTCCATGTGCTGACGGCGTACTGAGTCGGGTGCGGCAACAAGATCGAGGCGCTCCGCTATGTCGAATTCGTCATACAACCCTCGAACATCAAAGTCGGCCGGATACTTCACCAGGCTTTCTTCCGAAGGCGTGTTCCCGTTCCAGAGATCCACAAGTCTGGTCAGTTTTTCTTCTGCCCGGTCCAGTGAATCCGCTTTCGCGGACAAAAGGGCGTTGACTCTTTCGAAGTCATACGCTTTTGCTACGCCGGAACTGTTGTCAATTCCCGCGCTGTTGTCTGATTTGGTTCTCTCGCCAGCCATGCCGACGGAGTGGTAGATTTCATTGATGATCTTCTGGATGGCCATGATGATCAGCTCGGCCTGCTTCGGATCAGGTGACAGATAAAAGGGCTTGTTGCCACTTTCGCCGTCGTAGGTGAACATCCGCTTGGTGCCCATCTCGACCAGCTTTTCAAAACCCTCATCGCCCGGCAGTAAGCTTTGTGCCGGCATCGCGAGTTGCGAGAAGGTTTGATCCTGAATGATGGCGTCAAGGTTCGACAGGTAGTTCGCGACGGCTCGATCCAGGTACGCGATGTCTCCGATCAGTGCGGCAGCAGAGTACGGGGCGTCAGTATCAATGTGATCCACGCTGAATACCGGCACAACATTTAAATTGTGCTCTCCGGACTTTGATAAACTCACTTCAATCTTGTTTCGACCCACCCTCTTCTCTTCGAACAGATACCAGCCGGTGCGCGTCCAGAGGCGATAGTTATTGGTGATATCACCAGCGTCATCCGTGGGGTCTTCGTCATTTCGACTGAGTTCGTTAATCAAGATCCAATTCAGGTCGCCGAACCCATCGTAGCTCATGTCCAAAACGTGTTCGGGCATAACGATATAAGAAAAAGTTCGCACGCCTGCCTTCTTCTCGTCCGCGATGCTTTTGACTGCGGAGTCCTGGTTGGTGTTGTCCACAACTACCCAGATGCGACCTACAGTTGAGGATTTACTGGATATCTGGCGCATGTACTGATCAATGTTCAGGCTGTTGCGGGTAGATTTTTTCCAAAACTCTTCTACCGCATTGCTGGCGTCGTCCACGTTACGGATGATCTCACCCTTGAAAATGTACTTGTTGACGAGGTCAACGATCTCACGAGTGTGATTGAATCGATAGGCGCGGAGCTTGCGCTCCTTAAACTCACCATCACCTTCCTTGATGTACTGAAAGATATGATGCTCGAACCAATCACGACCGCCCCGATAAGTATCCTGGAGAAACAACCAGTGTGGAAGCATCTTCAGGTATTCGGGGTGTCTGCGTTTGACTAATTCGTTGAGCTTTTTGCTATCGTCGAGATCCATTCATAGGAGCCTTTGAAATTATTGGTATTAAGTCACAAGTGACTTATCTTGTCAACCCTATAAGCTTACGCCCATGACTTGAATTTTCCGTACTGGGTATTCAATTTCAATGGGGTATCCGATAGCGTCCGTGATGTGCTCGACATTCATGGTCTTATCCAGGTCTCGAGAACCGGCCTTGTAAATTGTTTGCTCGAAGGAGGAAGTTAGATTCTTGCAACTTTCATCCACTCTCAAGCGCACTGTCCCGTTCGCAGACATGAGCATTCTATTCACCGAGTTGACGCGATCAGCGATTCTGGGATGCTTACGACGATTCTTAATGCGCGTGAAGCCCTTTCCTCTGAAGATGTCAAGATCACTCTCACCGCGAGCGTGTTGTCTGTATGCGCCGGCCGGATCAGGGTAGATCGTGACCTGCTTCGGGTTTCTCCAGAATCGCCTTTCCAGCTCATCACAGACTTCGGCCGTATTGGATCCGAAAAGCACCAGCTCACCGACCGCCCAGATATCACCACTGTCCTGCGGCTGCAAAACCACGGAACTCATCGGGTCGATGTTGAAATCCTGACCTATCCAGATTGGCAGCTTCGGGTTGAAGTCATACTTGCCAACGTGTGTTTTGCGATCGAAGGCGTGATACACCCGGCCACTCATGGTTTCAAAGCTAGCTTCAAACTCCTGTTTGAATGACTTCTCATCCATGTCGGC